GTTAAAGGTGCCGAGGGTCTGGTTTGTTTTATCAACCATGTTCTGCGCCATAATAGCATAGTTGCTCATGACGCTATTGAACGATTTTGCGCTCTCATCGTCCAGCCCATTGATTGCATTTTCTGCAAGGGTACTGAATGTATCCCAGTCACCGGTCATAGCCGCAAGAGCAAGTTGGTTTGCCGTCTCTTCATCAATGCCTGCCTGCTCGCAAGCGGTCAGTACAGCTTGCTGTACGGACATCTTTGCGGCGGCAGCTTCGTTTGCAGATTTTACCTCTTCCTGATCTCCGGTCTGCACAGCGGCAAGTTGGTCTTCAATGCACTCGATCTGTTTTGCAACAACAGAACGCTTTGCCTCAAGCATGTCGATCTCAGCCTGCAATGCAGCCCGCATCTCTGCCTCTTTGCCCTTAAGGAACGAGTTTACTACGTCCTCATTGAGTTGCACCTGCCCATTAGCAGACACAACGGCCTGGTCAAGAAGCTGTGGATAAACATCGGCAAACGCACGAGCCTCCTTTGCGGAGATAGTAAATCCGTCCGCAAGGGTATTCTGGATCTTTGCAATGTCCTCCATGCCAGTGATATATGGGTCAAAATGGGCGAATGTTTCTGTCCAATTCATCCCGGCCAGCATAGCGTTGTATTTTTCCAGAAGCAGGATATTCTTTTCGATTGCCTTTGCGTTGTCTTCAAGTTCGTTTTGGATCGCAGTTATCTGCGGGATCGCACTAACACCGGTGCTCCCGCTTTTGTAAATGCGATCGTTGATGTCCTGTAGTGTTTCGTTTAGAACTTGGTTTCGCTTTTCAAGTGCACGAATTTCACCATTGATTGCACTAACATCACCCTCCGTTGCGACTCGTGCACGGTCTTCCCATGCGGCGATATTCAACTTGAGAGCGCCGTTTTCCTCATAGAGGTAATCGAGATAGTTGGTATCCGCATCGGCAAGACTCGCAATAGTCTCAGCAGATAACCCATGCCCGGATGCCATGTCTTCCATTGCACTTTGGAGCAGCGAAAATTCTGACTTCAGCTTGCTCAATTTCTCATCGATGTCGCTTGTGTCAACCTGGAACAAGCCATCTCCGTTTTTACCGGACATCGCATCTTCAACAAGCCCTGCTGCCCGTGCAAACTCTGGGAATGTATTAACAGCAAGGCCAATCAAAATATCTTTATACTCTTTTGAATACTCTGTGCTATCCTGTATGCTTTGAATGTAGCCATCGAAAGCGTTCTGTGTATCAATGGTATGCTCTTTTGTGTACTCATACTGGTCGATGATAGCCTCGTTCTCATAGAAATTTCTTTCAGCTATGTTACGTTCATCAACAAGCTTTTGCAGCCGTTCAATCTCTGCTGCAAGTCCATTAAGCACACCAGACCCATTTACATTACCAGTTCCACCAGCATACCACAGGTCTTTGTTGTCCAACAGAAGATCTTGATACCGCTTGAGAACATCAAGTCGTTCTTCAACATCCTTCCCGTCCAATACACTGTCGAGAATAAATGCGCCGCCACCATTTTTAGGGACACCAAAATAATCCCATATATCAACAGAACGTGATATTGGTTGCAATGGATCTTGTGAAACGGGATTGACATCCCATCCCCACATATTATAAGTTTCATCAGCGTCTTCCTGTGCGTTTATATATTTTGTCTCAAGCGCATTTCGATTTTCGACGGCATTCTTATAGGCAATCTCATCCAGTTTCTTGATTTCATCATCGAGCTTCCCATTGACTAAATCGAGATTACCAGCTTGATCGCCGACAAGGTCTGTGATTTGCTGTTGCAAATTTTTTACAGTTTCTCTCGATTGTTCATCCAAACCGTCAAGAGATGCAAGCCGTTTATATTCGTCAATTAAGTTGGAAAGTGATTTGCGTTCTTCATTTGCTGCTTCCGCAGCGTTGTTCATTTCCTCGTGCGCTTTTTGCTGTGCTTGTTTATAGGATCTATAAGCAAACATTCCTATGGTGATAGCAGCGGTAAGAGCAACGATAGCCACTTGTGCAGCAGAAGCTGAAAACCCAACCGCTTTTATCGCATCACCAAGGCCTTTGCCTTGCGATTTGGCAATTTTCATAGCTAAAGGAAGTAGCTTAAGCTTCTCTACAAACTCAATGATTGATGGTATCATTTTTGTTGATATAAACGCCGGAATTTTTGCAAGCAACCCAATAATACTATCTATCTTGATGGTGAGGACTGTACCAACAGTTATTGCAAGAACTGTGTTTAGTCCGCCAATAGCATCAACCAGTTTCGCCACGCCATTGAGCACATTCAAGATCCCCGTCCCAAGATCCACAAACTGCTTAACAAATTCAGAATTGATAAGCGTCTCAGAAAACTCCTGGAATGTAGCCTTGAACACGCCAATCTTACCCTCGATAGAGTCCATATAGATGGCGTTTGCCTCAGTCGCTGTGCCAGCGGATTCCATAGCACTCTGGTATGCGCCGGCAGCATCTGTCCAGTTACCGAGGATGGAGGAGATGACCTGAAGCTGCCGGGTGCCGCCAAGGATCTCGGAAACACGAGCCTGCTGAGTATCGCTCAGCTTATCCCACACACTGGCGATCCCTTGCAGAATGTCATAGATGTCCTTGAACTGATTGGTGGTGCCGTCCACCATAATATCAAAGCCAGTCAGTGCCTTCAGCTCTTTGGCATATTTTGAAAAGCCATCAGCCAGATCGGACGTGTCTTCTCCAAGCTCTTCAAGATCAGACTTGGATCCACGAATACGGGCAGAGATCGTTTTCAGAGCGGTGCCAACGGTGGATGCGTTCTGTACCGAGGCGTTTGCCGCAGCAATCAAACCAACAGACTTTTCAAAGCTGGTATTGGTTGCGTTCAATGCAGCGCCGGATTTCTCAAATGCCTCCATCAGTTCAGCAGCAGACACGGCATATTTCTGACCAACCTCGATGAGCACATCAGCAACGTGCTCAGAGTTGGACACATCCATGTTGAAACCCTTGATGATAGAGGTCACACCGGTGGTTGCCTCCTGGGTATCCACGGCAGCCACATTGGCGAGGATCGCTGTGTATTTTGCCAGAGTAGAGGAGTCGTCCAGATTGTAGCCCAGTCGGCTGAACGTCTCGATGGACTTCATAACATCACTGATGCTCTGTCCCAGTTCCTTGGCAAGCCCGATTGCGTTCTTCAGGAAGACAGTCATCTTGGCATCTGTTGCGCCCGTAACGATTTGGAGCTGGGTCATGGCAGAATCCAGCTCGATTACGTTTGTGACCATCTGCTTGACCGCCCGGAACGCTGCCATGATTACCCTTGTCAGACTGAACCATGTGCTGAACTTTGCGGCAAGCCCGCCAAGCCTATCACTGAATGATTTGGTTGCGTCACCGTTTGCTTTAATAGCCTCATAGCTTTGCCGCAAAGAGACGCCCGCTTTACCTATCTCATCATTAAATTCTTTTTGCGAAATTTTGCCGTCATTCAGGTTTGATTTAAGCGCTTCCAGCGCTTCAATTTGACTGGCAATATTTTGATATGCTTCGGATGATTTCCCGGTCTGAGCAGCCGTCCATTTGTTATAATTTTCTTTCGCCTGTAATAGCATTTTGCCAAGCTTGTCCAAAGCGGCGTTATATTCCTGCGTGCCATGGGCCAACATGGCCTCTGTTTCGATACCGCCTGTTTGCACTCTGTCTTTTTCAATAAACAGGTTAATATTCCTTTGCAGCTCAACGCTCTCCGCTTGCAAGGAATTGAGATATGCTTGGTCAACCGGTTGGTTCTTATTTGCCCTGATTTTTTCTATCTCTGTCCGAAGCCTTATAAATTCATTGGAAAACTCACGCACCTGTTTGGCAGAAGCATCATCAACAACTTTTGTGTTCGCTGTTTTTACAGACCTTGACAAAGTTGACGATACGTCAGTCAGCACCTTTAGCTGTGCCGCATACTGTGCTGCCTTCTCTTTTGCTTCATCCAGAACAGCGGAACCGGCGTCACCAACGATAGAGCCGTTCATGCCCGGGATAGATATGGTCATACCATTCTTGATGCTCAGCGTATCAAGAATACCCTGAATATCGTTTTGCAGTTTTTTGATGGCGGAAGAAGCGTCAATATTCTTGATGGTGATCTTGAACTGCTTTTGCCCGCTCAGCCCATCAGTGATCTGCTTGATGCCATCTGTAAAATTTTTCTTCGTTCCGGCAATATCAAGGCTGAGCTTGATTTTGCGCTGCTTGACCTGTGCGTCGCTGTTTAAGCCGTTCACCAACTCTGCCAGCTGATCTCTGATATGTTTGCCGGTCGTTCCACTGATGGAACCGCCGCCCGCCATGCCAAAAATAAGACCAATGTCCTGACCGTTCACAGCCATTCTTTCTCACCACCTTATAAGAAAAGGGCATGGCTCACTTGCCATGCCCGGACGGGTCAACCGTCTGTGTAATCGGATCCAAGCTCGACGGTTACGCCGTACTGTTCTCCGTATAACTCGTTAAATTCTTTTGCTGCCTCCTGCATAAACTGCAAGGCCTCCCGCTCTTTCTTGCTCCGCACCCACGCGAAGTTATCCATGTAGTTCGTGCGAGCCACGGCGGCACCGGTGGCCTTGTGGTTGTTCCACCAGCCGTACACATAGTTCCTTGCGTGATAGCCGTTATTAAAAAGAGCGACAATGTTGTCGATGCCGTCATAGCCCAAATCGTTTTCCAACGAGTCCCTGTGTAATAACCTGGTGTCAAACCGCACAGTCACCTCATAAGCAGTCTTTGACAGCTTCTTTGCCGGTGTGCTGTGCAGTGTTTTCCCCACATCTTCGATGGACTCCGGAATTTTACTTTGCAGGATTCGAATGAAAAGCTGTGCCGCCTCCTCCATCTGCCGTGGCCCGATGACCGCCTGACCGCTTGCGGTCTTGCCGCCGGTTTCAGCAAGGCCGTCGATATACTGCTTCGTTCTTCGCTTGCCCTCCGGAGATTTCTGCCATGCTGCGATCCTGCGGGAGAGCTCTGACTCGGTTATCATTCTTCACCGCTCTCCGCTCCGGTTGGAGCGGCATCCTCTCCGTGGCTCTCGGCGTCACGCTGTTTCATATAGGCTTCCACGATCTTACTTTCATCAAGATTTCCTGTGTCTCCGATGGCCGATACCATATTCTTGATGTCCTCCGACGTTACACCGTCGAACATCTTTTCAAAGGAATTGCCCATTTCTTCAAACGCCATGAGTACATCCTCCAGCTTTGTGCGAACCTCTTTGATATTTGCGTCGCACAGATAATCGATCTTGCGGTCAGCGGCGTCGATAATACTGTCAAGCTGTTCTCTGTCGATCTCCTCCAACACCATATCCGCAGCGCCGGTTGTGTAGATAAGCTCATACTGCTTTTCCGTATTGCTCGGCATGGTGAAATTGGCGTATCTGGTAAGGATACCATCCTTAATGGCAAAGTCCATCACCTGGGGGATAAACGCACCGTCAGCCGCAAAGCAGGCGTTCACAATATCCTCAGTGAACATCAACGCTTCTCGCAATGGCAGCGTGCGCCGGATAGACACCTCGACACCAAACCACTCTTTCGTCACAGTGTTGGAAAAGTTTTCGTTGGCGACCTTTTCAAAAGCGTTGACCGAGATCCTGTTTTCTTTCTTAGCCATAATTCATTTCTCCTTTTTTCCTTTTCGTTGTTTGCGGCGTTCAGCCCGCGCCCTCTGTACATCCTCATACCGACACCATCCGCCGTCTATCCGGGAATAGCACACCCAGTGATAGTCGATATCCGGGTACTTGTACCAGAATAGCTTGCGCTTTAATTTTGCGGTAGCGTCCGGCATACCCTTGATATCGATCACTTCCTCATGCCCGTCGGCAAACTTGATCCAAAAGTCCGCCACATAGACGATGGGGCGCACTGTCTCTTCTCCGTGGATGAATTTCGATTGCAGCTCATAGCTCTTCTGAAGCTCATAATCTACGATGGAGCCGCTTCCCACTTGGGGCAAAATCACATCCCGGTAATATTTCATTTCAAGCTCGCTGTCAAATACGATGCCGTTGTACGTCCGCCTTGCCGTTTGTTTATCGACATTGTACTTTGTTCTGTTTTCCACAACGACCTCCTTATAAGAGAAGGGGAGGGTAGAGCCCATGTCTACCCTCCTCGTCCTCCGTTATTCTTCGATCGTCTCCGTCGCCGGTTCCTCATCCGTAACAGCTTCAGCCTTTGCTAAAACAGGAATGCCGACCGGTTCCTCATGACGGATCTCTTTGACCTTCGGCGTGCGCCGCTGTTTCATTTTTGGAGCAGGGTTGCGTGCCTCCTGCACAAGGCGCAGATACTCCGCACCGCATTCTGGAGAACACGCGACCTCCTTCCAGTTGAAGCCGCCCACGTCTTTCTTGTTGGTACGGCAGGCTTCGTACTCCTTGCCGCACACCCGACACTTACGCTTGGTGATAGGCATAGCAGTTACCTCCCTTATGCGCCCTGTTCAGTATCTTCAGTAGGAGCGACGTAGTCGGCCTCTTCAGCGCCGAACACGGTGTAAGTGAAGTACAGCCCGGAAGCGCCGCACGCACCAGCCAGAGACTCGGCTTCAAAGGCGTGGACAGTCTGGTTATCGCCCATAGCCAGCTCGAAGTTGCCATCGAAGTCGGCCTTGGGGATATAGAACTGCACCCGATACACGTTGCCGCAGGTGTCTTCACCAATGGCGTCAACATAGAGCGTGCATTTCTCAGAGTAGTTGTCGCTGATGTTCTCCAGCACGTTAGCGGTGATCTTACGGTCATAGAAAGCAACCAGCTCGGTGCCGTCTGTGACCTCACCCTCCTTGAAGGTGATCTCCTTGGTGGCGGGATCATAGGCAAACACGCCCTCGCCTGCGGCTGCCGCCTGGGTGAAGGACTTGCCGAGAGTGCCGTCGTTGTTCTTCACATAGACGGTCTCGATCTCGTTGCCGGTGGTGCCAACGGCGGTAAAGCCTGTTTTAGCCTTGTTGCTGGCGACAGTCAGATAGTCAGTCCACTTCACGGTGGTGAGCTTCTCCTCGAAGTTGCCGCCGGTCTGGAGCTCCAGCAGCCCGGCAGAGACCAGACCGTTGGTGCCGCTGATGGTCACTGCCTTGTTCCGCTTCAGGGAGTTCAGTTTGCGCCCCTGCTTACCGGTGATATCGCTCTTCTCCTGGCTCTGTGCGATGGTCGCATTCTGAAGCTCGTCCAGGGTGAAGCGGAAGTCGCCGGTCACAATGTCGAACGCGGTGATGGTCTCAATGCTGGTAATGGTAAGATCATTCACGTTGATGTTCATAAAACCTTCCTCCTTACTTATTTATGAGTAAGCCAGTTCAGTTCGTCCTGGCTTAGATCCTTTGCGCTTAGTGTGCCGGCATATATGCCGTGCATTTTGTTGTCAAAATCTATCTTCTTGATGACCTGCCGCAGACTCTCGTTGAACTGATAGATCGTGAGCCCGCCAACCTCCTCGTAGTTGTAGGGGAACTGCTCGGTGTTCACCATTGCGGTGATGAGCCCCTCAAGTTGAGACTCCTCAGACAAACTCCGGTGGCGCTTCATTTTTTCGCGGGCCCTCTGAAGTAGGAACTTCCTGGCTTCCTCATTTGCGGGCTTACGATGGTTGCGCTTGAGGTTGTGTATCGTTCTCAATGTCGCACAGATTTTGGCGTGGATCGCCATGTCTATCACCGCCCCAGTGACCGGGTCACGTAAAACAAACGCGTTGTTTTTCGGATTGACCACCATTGTGAAAGCGGATAAGTCAAGCTCTCCAAAGAGCAGGCTTGTGTCCTGCCCCTTCAAACTGTTGAATACCAACAGGAATAGCTGATAGTCGTTCAGAGTCGTAAAGTCGATCCCAATATCATCCAGCTGAACCATCATGTCGTATGGCGTTGCGGTTATCATGGACACCATGGAATAGTAGGCGTCCTCGTTATCCAGCACTTTCTCCACAGTCGGGATCATGACCTTGATATGGTCGTTGATCGCGTACTCGTTTTTGTATAACAGGTTAATGGATGGCATATTCTGTCTTCCTGTTCGCAGGGATCCTCTTTCCGGTCGGGTGGAGCCTGTTGTAATCTGTCGCTGCAAAAGTGAGTACACGGCCCTGATAATCCGTGACAGGGGAGAAGCGCTTGATGGAACTCAGGTCTAATTCTCCGAGGCCATACATCCGGCTTCCGTTAATTAGCTTAACGATTTGAGATGAGAGCTTGTCTATCCTGATGCCGCCCTCTGGCAATCTGACTTTACTCTTGTGTGTAAAAACCCAAATATAGATTTGTGGGTTCAGGAACGTCTTGTTGCGGATATCCCGTATATCTACCTCACAGCAGATAAAGGTCTGTCCATGCTCCACTGTCTCCGGCACGAACTCATACGGGTATACCTGTTTGTACATAAGGTCTTCAGGGTGCACGTTCGGGTCGCATTCGTCAGACAACAGACGAAGCACCGTCTTGCTGGTCAGCAGGTCGTCGAGCAGTTGGTTCTTGTAATCGAACAACTCGTCCAGACCCTCGAACTTCACTTCACCCTTCATAGCCACACCCTCTTTCCGTCTACAGTCTCCTGCGTACCGGGCTTGACTTCCTCCGGCTCTCCCATGCGCGGGAAATACTTATAGTAGTCCGCGATCAGCAGCTCTGTGTTATCGGTATCTTCGGAGTTCACCTCCGTCAGGATGAAGTCGAGCACACCGTGCCCGTTATATACGCTGCCGACCTTGAATGGCTTACTCAGCTGATAGGCCAGCACCATATCGGAACCCGGGTCATCGATCAGAAACCGATTTCTGCGGCCAAGCTTCGCGGTATATTCGTCCCTTGCGATGGTGACGGAGATACGGGTGTCGCCCAAGACAAGGCCATTTTCGTTATAACGGCTGACGGTCTCACCGGTCAGATATTTTGTGCTATCGCTTACAATGCACCACCGTTCGACGATCTCTCCGTCCTCAGTGATCCACTTCAGGAGATAGTTGCACTGCAACATAGTTCCCTTGGTATAAAGCTCATTGTTCGCGTCCACCGCAGTGACAAGCCAATGATTGCCCTGCCACTCGACCATGGCGCCGCACAGGATACTGTCTCCCGGCATAGTGCATACCGTTTTCTGATTCAATGCATCGCTGTTGATGATAGCAAGCTCCTGTTGGGCGCCGTCTACAATAGCCGGGTGGTAAGATAAACTCTTTGCTATCCGCTGGCTGAGATGCTGCCGCTTTCGGTTTGCTTTCACCTCTCTGACGTTTGCGCCACGAACGTCCAACCTGGACTGATAAGAATCCCAAATTCCCATCTTACCCCTCCTTTGTGGTTGGCTCCGTGTACCTCGCCTTCAGCTTGTTGCATATAGAGATCGCTTTGAACACCTCCTGCCGATAGACCGCGACAGAGCTTTCGCTATGGTCAATGAGATATTGCAGGATAGCCACAAGCGATGTAAAAAGTGCGTCATTGTGTATCGCCAGAATAAGCTCCTGGCAGCCAAGCAGTTCCCGCTGGAGACTTTCCATATAGGAACGCAGGCTAACCTCTCCACTTTCCCGGATAGGGAGTATCTTAAAGAACAGATTGACGAGATTGTGAAGATACTTATCCAGCGCCTCGGCGTTCATCGGAACGCCGCATGATGTCTGAATGCTCATATATGAAGATCCGTCAGATCACCATGATTATACGAATACTCCCTAATCATGTTCGTATAATCTCTCTTCGCCTGGTTATATGCCTCCTTGATCCGGTAAAGCAGGTTGGCAGGCGAATACTCGGTAAAATCCTTTGTGTTTAACACGTTCTCAAGGTTCTCGCCGGAGTATACATATGGCTTCATCCACTGTACCAGCATCCCCTCGGAAACGATGTCTGCAAGCTCGTCCAGATCCTCTGGCTCGACCTCAACATCAAACGCACGCACAACGTCGTCTGCCGTAGTCGAAAAGTCATACAGACACACCGGTTTGAATTGTGCGATGGCCTTTTTCATAAAACCATCGACCATTCCATTGCGCTCATAGTCAACCATGGGGAAATTGTATTCCCGCACCTTGTCGAGAAACGCCATGGAAAAAACGTCATATGGAACGCCCATAATTCACGCTCCTTATCGCTCGATCAGTTCAACGCCAAGACACTTTTCCAAAGTCCCGATCACACGGTTCGAGTCGATCTCTCCGCTTCCGATCAGCTGGCGAGCCCTGTATGCAACGGACTTTTTCTGCCCAGCGGACAGCTTGGACACGATCTCCTCGACCTCGGCGGCGCTCTTGGTGAACAGGCTGTCGAAGTCATCGATGCTGAGAGCGAACTTGTAATACTGGGTCATACCAAGATACTCGATCACTTCCGGATCGTCGATCATAAACCAGTTGTTGATAAAGAACTTCTTGGACGAGCTCCGTGCGCTTTTCAGCTCGGAAAGCTCCATGTCCTGCTCGGCCCCAAATTCTTCCCAGATGAACGACTCGCCGGTCTTCTTGCTCTTATATACAAGCCTGCCCTGGAACCCGTTACGCACGGTCACGATCTGGTTGGGGTCAAACGCCTTCGGCGTAAACACGACGCTCTTTTCTGCGTCGTTCTGAGCAGCGGCTGGAACCGCAGTGGACTGACGCTTCTGCGAACTTGCATTCTTGTTTGCCATATCAGGTTATCTTCCTTTCATACATATTGGGAGGGGCCTTATCGCAAGACCCCTCCCGCTCTTTGGTTTCGTTATGCGCTGATCTCGTACCGACCAACACCTGCGTTGCCACCGGCAAGCACGATGCCCATACCGTACTTCTCGCCATACAGGTACTCCTGGGTCAGGTCGCCGTTATCCAGGGGGTTGCCCATGATAACGATGGGGTTGCCCTCATAGACGCACTTGATGGGCTTGTCGTCACCGGCGATGATGGTCAGAACATCGTCGTCCATCACGAAGTCGGTGGAGCCGATCTTGTGGCGCTGAGGAGTGGTCACAACGGGAGTTCCGTAGAACTTGCCGTAGTAGCCCATGTTGTACAGGTCGCTCTTGGAATCGGTGCCCTGGATAGAGGGAGCCAGGTTCCGCACGGCCTTCTTGGTGCCGATGATAGTGGCGGTCTTGCCACCGGCAGCGGCCTCAACGTGAGCGATCAGGTCAAGCAGCTGATCCTCGTCGTAAGTACCAGCGGTGGGGAAGTAGGTCACGCCGCCGAAGTCGGTAGCAGTAGCGTTGCCCCACAGGGTATAGATGTCGTTGAGCAGCTTCTGACGGAAGGACTCAGACACCTTGCTGATGAGGTAGTTGAAGTCAACGCGGCCGGAGAGGACACGGTTCAGCTCCTCGTAGATCTTCACGAACTTCATGCTGGTGGGAATGCTGGTCTCGGTCACGCCGCCCAGCCGCTGACGCCGGATGCCCTGAGTACCGTCAGCTGCGTCTGCCACCACGAACAGGTTGCTGTCCTCCACCAGGAACAGGTTTTTGTCGCCCTCGGCCACATTGCGGAAATCGACCAGAGCGTTGAAATACTCGTCGCCCTGGAGACCTTCCACCACGGTGCGGCTCAAGATCTCTTCCACCAGGCTGAACAGGGCGCCGCACTTGCCGTCGCGGATGTCCTTGTAGTTCAGCGTAGTGCTGCCGTTGTTGGCCTCAACGAGTGCCTTCTGAAGCAGCTCCATGGACTGACCCACGGAATACTTCTCAACGTTGCCGCGATAAGCATCAACAGCAACCTTCACAATGTCATTCATATTGCCCATTATTGGATGCCTCCTTCCTTAAGCCTTTGCCGCCGCAGCTTCGGTCTTGCCGATGCGGATGGTGTAATAGGTGTAGCGGCCAGCGGTCTCCACGTGAACACACTCACCGAACCCAGCAGTCTTGGCCAGGAGCTTGCCGCCTGTGCCGATGCTCACCTTGTCGCCCTTTGCGGGGACAGTCCCGTTGACAAAGCCTTCTGCGGTCACCGCAAACAGGTTGCGGCTGCGGGGAATGTAACCACGGACGATCTTGTTTGCCTCGTTGACATACTCGTCCAGGTTCTTCTTGCGCTCGTCATACATAACCTCAACGCCTGCGACAATGGCGCACTCATTCAGGTCGTCGCTCGCCTTTGCCGCGACAGCCTTCATCACTTCACGCTCGCCGTCCTCATACCCGGTCAGCTTCACGATAACGCCGTTCTCCACCTCGGCGGGCTTGCCGGCGTCATCATAGAAGCGGAGGGAAACCAGATCGGCAGGCTGCTTCGTACCGCTCATCAGGTCGGTGCGAATGACACAATACTTTTTCTCAGCCATAGCTAATTCCTCCTTATAGTTTTATTGAAATATCAGCCGATGCCGTATTCGGCAAATACGCCGCCATACGGCTCAGACTCGGGTTCATTGCGCTCAATGGGAAGCTTGGGCGCCTTCTGCTCATGCAAAGCAAACTTGCCGACGCTCTGCATACGGCCACGGATGGCATAACACTTCTCCTCCAGTACATCCATGGAATACTTCTCCGCCTCACCGCACAGCTTCTCAAAGGCTTCAACGCCATTGAGGTCTGCGAACTGCCCCAGCAGCTCATTCCGCTTGGCGTCCCGGGCGGCCTTGTCTGCGTCAGCCTTAAACTGGCGCAGCTCCTTAAGCTCGCTCATAGCACCCTGAAGTTTCTCATCCCACTCCTTGTTGCTCTGCTCGAACTTCTTGGACATAGCTTCATAAACAGCGGCGAAAGCTGCTGTCTGCTCACCCTCGTCAAAGGGGACGATGGCGATCTTCATACGCTTCTTACTTTCAAAGTCGATAATCACCTTATCGCCATTCATGGAATAGCTGAAACCATACAGCTTCCAGTCCATACAATCGTAAGCATAGACTTCGCTGAGCTCTGTGTCGTGGTCATGATACCAATACCGCGAGGTCTCCCCCCAGTACGGGTCTTCATAGGTCACGGCATACAGCGCATCAGTGAGCTCGCTCAGGAACTGCTGTGCAAGGGCGAAGTTTTCAGACTGACCTTCTCCGGCGTCGCCGCCTTCATCGGGGGTCTCGTCTCCTTCATTATCCTTATCGGCTGCGTCGCCGTTGTCCTGCTCGTCGTCATCGTCGTCAACCTCGGATTTGGCTTTTATCTCTTCAAACTTTGCCTCAAGCTCGTCGATGGTGAACTCTTCCAGGCTAAAGCCAAGCATTTCTTCCGTCAGACCATACTTGCTCATAAGTTCTTTCTTCTTATCCAATGCTTTCTTTCCTCCTTCCGAATAGAATTGTGGGTATATGCCAACCCCGTCAGGGGATTGTGCCGTTTGGACATTCTCCTTAAATTCCCGCATCATCTCACCAAGCTTCATCTTGAAGTCTTCCTGCGAAAATACCATAAGGGATGCCGACTCATAGCATGGCTTTGCGGTTCCCAGCAGACAGAACGCCGTAAACTCAAAGCGCTCTATCACATAGATACCGTTTTCCATGTGTCCTTCCTTGATGGAGATCTCCATCGACTCGTCGGTGATGCCGTCTTCCTTGATTTTCTGGTACGCCTCCTGGCGCTTCCAGAGCAAAACTTCTACATAGAGGTACTTATGGACTGTTCCATCCTCCTCTTCAAAGTCTTCAAACCAATACTTGGCGCTCTCCGGCACGACGCCTACCGGGTCTGTGATGTTGACAAGGGACAGTCTCCCATCCTCGCCCTTGACGATCTCCATATCATGTGAGCCGATCTCACCGGTCTCTCTGTCGTAGTTGCACACGATTGGACAGTTGTATATGCTTGGCATACACAACTCAAAGGTCTCTTCGCTGATGAAACTGTTGTTGCGGTTTGCTCCAACATAACAGACACGAAGTATGCCCTTGTCGAAAGACGAATTGTACTCCGTCAGTCTGTCTATCGAGGCAGAAAATACGATGCTCATATTTTTTTCGCTCAACAAATCTCACCACCTTTTTGGCATAATAAATCCCGCCTTTCAGCGGGTCAGAAAGTCAGCGTATCAGACAGGACATACTCTTCCGGCAGCTCCGCAAACTTTGCCTGGTCGTTTGCGAAAATAAAAGTTCCATGCGCACTGTCACTCTTTATCTGCTGGAATCCGAGTTTGATGAGCCTGTCTCTCGATTCTTCACTGAATACATAAATGAAACGTCCGTTCATCGTCACGCATCCTCTCGATTCTGTTCTCCACTGTCCGACAGCTCGCCGATATCCTTTTCCGGCGCTCCGCCCTCATCGGTCGCTCCGCCGTCGCTGCTCTGGGTCGAAGAACTCTCCAGCGGAACAAACTTTTCCTTCAGGCCGAGAACGTCGTTCTCAAGGAACGTCATGCTGTCAAGTTCCTCCTGCCCAAGGCCCTGCGAGGCGCAGTAATAGGACACCATCGGCATACTGTACTGGCACGCCTTGATGTACTGATCCCCGACTTCCTTTCGGTTGTACGGGCTGCAATCCAAGAACGTGACCTTAAAGTTTTTCCCGTATGGCTGGCTTTGGATATACCGGTTCACCATATCCTCGATGCTCTTCACAATACCAAACGTGATCGCTTGGTCTGCCTTCACAGACAGCAGCAGCGCGTTTGCGGACGCCTTGTCGTTGTTGAATAGCAGACTGGAAACGCCAGCCGCCGTAAACAGATTTTGCTCTGCCTCGCCGATAGCGTCGGTATCGCCCGTATTGGACTTCTCAAAGCTGATCTTGTTGATCGGCATGGGGGACAGAACGGAGCCCACTTCTTCCGGCAAGACGGCGTCCAGGTTGTGCCAAAACTCCTTTGCCTTGTTCAAATCCATCTGCCATTCGCCGTTGGCGTTGATGCCAAGCGTCATGACGAGCATGGCATAATTCTCCAGTGTCGTCTTGGTCAGCTTCAACTGACGGTAATCCTCAAGGTCGTATATATCCCGCAGAACACCGGCAAACGGTGGGATGGCATAGTCGAGGATATCATTGTTGCACTTAATAGCAAACGATGTCGGAGCATCCAACTCCTGATACCTTGCACCCACTCTGTCCTTCTGGTAGATCTGATACTTCCGTCTGAACTCGTCCGGGTATAGCTCAAGATACGCCTGCCTACTGTTAAAGTAGGAGAAGTCAAACGTGACGTTGAGCACATTGCCCTCAATCGAAGAGATCGCGCAATAGTCCGACGGCAGCTGTTGAATAGTGATGTTGTCCGGCGTGACCCACATCGTACCGAAGAATACGTCCTCCCGCAGACAGACTGTCAAAATTTTAGGGAACTGCGTCCTGATCTGCATGGCGGAAAGAGAGTTCAACACCTTGCGGTAGTTCCGCCGCACAGACTTTACGTTCGCACTGACGGGATCGATCCGCATGGGAGACACCACATATGCAAGGTCAGAAAGCCCTACGAAATATTGGATTAGCCTGCGAAAATGCGAACTGGAACCGTAGATGTAAGTTACCGCAGCCCGGAGTTGCTTCTCATATCTGTACGGATTCTGAAGGTATGTGTTGATGTTGTCCTTCGTGTACCGTGTAAAGGTGGGGGTGGAATATGTCCCGTTCAGGTTCCTCGTCCTCAGCTTGTTAAGGGTTGCGAAGTTTTGTGGGATATTCATCATGGAAGCAGTGTCCACCTTGCTGAACGTATCGCTCTGCTCACCGTATCGCGTTCCTACAGACTTACTGGGGATCTTCTTTTTTTCATTCGGCAATCTGTATCCACCTCCTTCTTATCGAAATAGTGACGCTACCTTCGGCGGCTTAAACACAAAAATCTCACTCGTGTCGATGTCGCTGTTGCTGCGTCTGCTGATTTTGCTCTCCAACTGTGTGGCCACATAATAGTTGTAGCTCAGGCTGGAATATCGGTCTTTTCTCATACCGCTTTTTTCGTGGATCTTCACTTTGCCATTCGACTCTTCGTGTTGCAGCTTCACAAGCTCGTTGATGAGCAGCGTTGTATTGATGTAAGGCATACGCAGGTCGAGCCGTTCCTGCGGCGAGAGAGAGGCATACCCCTTGATCTCGCCCAGCAGCGTCTCGCCGTCATACTCGTTGGTCAGCAGCCGCACTTTACCGCTTCGGAATCCTTCCCGCAGCAGCACGGCGCATTCGGAGTTCAGATTTGGGTTCGCCTTGATTGCCCATATCACCCTGTCCGCGTTTTGCGTTGTACACCTGTCGGCCATCTCTTGGTTGTTACAGCAGGAGATGGCCGGGTAGATCTCCCCGGTATCCGGGTCTGTGATGTCGCGGACAAGAGCATCGTAGACGCCCAAACCAATGCCTGCACAGTCAAGCACGATATAGTCGCACTTGAACTCCTCATAGAGCCGGCGTATCATAAGCGCCTGGTCTTCCGTGTGCAGCCCTTCCGCCACATCGCAATAGACGATATTGCTGGAAAACCGGCCCACCCTGTTCGGAAGGAGCTGATTGATGAATAGAGCGGATGCGTCATTGTTGTTCTTCTTGCTCGACATCAAAGCGATATCGGCAGATAGGATCCGCACCTCACCGTTTTGCTTTGGCGGGATACGCACCTTTGGTGTGTTTCCCAGCTTCTCGGCCAGCCTATCCGGCAGCATCGGGAATTTGATGCGCCTGTTCTTGGAGATGGAGTCAAAGTCAAAGAATGACCCTTCGGAGTCCCCGAAGAACATAGCGTCCATTTCCATTGACCACTTGACTTCACTGAAATCAGACTCGGACATCTGATCCGCAACGTCCTCCTCCAGCAAGAGGCCTTCTTTGATTGCCAGCTGATACGGGAAGCCGCACACGAAATCCTTGCGTTTCTCGTCCAGCATAAACTTGCAGTTGTCGAGCGCCTTGGTATATGACCAGTGATCCTTGAAATAAGCAGAGGAGAGGTAGAGAGTTTTATTCCGTTCCTTCAAATGCTTATATTCAGGCTTATTCAGATACTTCGGCTGTCTCGGGTTTGTCAGGAACTTTCTCAGAATCGTATCGATGATATCCTTGGGAACCATGCGGTACTCGTCGATAAGCAAAATGTTCGCGCGGTTGCCTCTCGCGGTATCACTTGCGGTAACGACCTTGATAAAAGAGCCATTCTTAAATACGATTTGCGCGTTTGTTCCATTGATCTTGCTCTGTTTTTCGTCTATCTCATTGCAAAGCTCGGGAGAGTTCGGCTTCAGCTCCGTCATGATCTTTTCCAGGACGTTGATGCCCTGGCCTCTGGTGCCAGAGGCGATGCAGATCTTCGTTCCCGGGTAGAGGATACATCGAATGCAGCAGAAGATGGCGCTCAAAAACGTTTTGCCAAGACCACGGCTTGCCACAAATACAAACGATGTACATGTGTTCATCATGACAAGCAGGATCTTTTGAAACAGATGCAGATCCAGATGCAGATAATCCTTGGCAAAGCGATGGGGATTACACCTGTAATATCCGCACCATACCGCAACGCTTTCCAGTACACGCTCCATTCTTGTGGTCGTCATGCCTGGTCTCCGAATATAGTATTGAACAAGGACTCATCGTCCTCCTCCTCATCCTCGAACTCCGGCAGCTTTACCCGCAGCTTTTCCATCTCGTCCTCATACAGCTTGCAGTAAGTGTTCTTGATGCCAAGCATCTTACAGAGATGACCGAGAAACCAGACGGAGATGTATCGTACGATCCCATCCACATCCCGAAGCTCCGGGTCTGGCTCTGGGATCGGGCGTGTGTTTTCATAGCGCCGCACGCCTACGCCAAATGGCATATTGTCCAGCTCACTGTCGCCCTCGTCCGTCTTTTGGCTTGGCTTCAATCCGGCACTCCCCAGCAGTGTGTTCAGGGTATTCACGCTCTTATCTGTAGGCTTGCCTGCCACACGGTCTCTCTTGATATCGATCTCAAGGCCGCATATCTGCTGGATAAGCGCCTCCTCAGCGACATCAAGGACGTGGTCTTCCGGATACTGTGACAGCCAAAATTGCCTACGCTGTTCAAGATCCGCATACATTTTCGCTGTATAACCGCTGCCCCAACGGGCGACGATCTCCTCCGACACCGGCTCTTCCTCTTCCTGCTCGACTGTGTCCTCCACGGGAGACTCCGGCAAGGTGTCCTGTGTGCGAACAGACACGATTGCTCCGCTCTCATCAATGGTGTCGTCAAAATTTTTGTTGATAAAACGCGCAATATTTGTCTTCCCGATATAGTTGCGTACCTTGGAGTTGATCCCGGCGGTGCGCTCCGTCATATCGAAAATGCTGTCATTCCAGTATAGGTCAAGCTTCATGCACATTCTCCGCATGGCTTCCCTGTCTCCGCCAAGCTGTGCCTTGTAGCGGTCATACATATCCTCCACACATTCGTTGCAGATGGGCAGGTAACCGGTGCCTCTGTACATCGGGCTGTGACTGACAGGAAAATATCCCTTTTGCCTGCTGTAAGCGGTGCCGCACCTGACGCAGTAAAACTTCTGCGTCCCTGTAAACTGCACAGGGTCGTTCGGCTTCCGCTCCAGCTTGCGCCGCTTCGGGGTGTTTGCCATTACGCAAGCCCCCTCTTCTCGTTATCCTCCCATATCTTCACGGCACGCCGCATACCGTTACCGGGGTAAAACCGGGGAACCCAGTGTGCCGGAATGCTGATACGCTCTCCCGTGATTGGGTTTGGGCAAGCTCTTGCCTTGCGCTCCTGAATATCAAAGCATCCGAAGTTCCTGATAGATACCGCATTGCCATTCCTGAGATTTTCTAAGATAAGAGAGGTAAATTCCTCTATAATGTCCGCAGCCGCACCCTTGGTAAAACCCCTCTGTGTGAGCTGACGGATCAAATCATTCTTGGTGACTTCCATCCTTTACACCGTCCTTTTGTCAAATATCCGCGATAGACTTCTGCGCATCTCTGCGTATCTCTCCGTTCTCATCAAAGAACTGAGCGATCTGTTCCTCTGCACTTATGTCCTTGTAAACGTTCACCATGTCGGCAGACTCCCATCCGACGATCTCCTGTATCACGCCGTCCGGCAATCCCGCCTTTGCAAGGTGTGTCGTAAAATAATGCCGAAGACTGTGCCAATAGAAATCCTCGCCGGTCATACGGCTGAATGTGACCGCCCAGCTGTTCAGTGTCGTCTCGCTCATCTGCTCTCCAGGATCCAACTCAGAAGGGAAGAGCCATTCGCTTTCAATACCCTTGTCCCCACGTTCCTTCATCCAGGCATCAAAATATGGCTTGAACTGCTTGGCAAGCGTAAAACAATAAATATACTTGCCAAGGCCAAAGCCCTTTGTTTTCATCTTTTCAGTTGTCTTGTAGAGAGCACCCCCACACACAAGGTTCTCATCCTTGAAGTCGTCCACACGGAACCGGCACAACTCCGACTTCCTTCGCCCACTGCACATGGCAAGTGCAAGCATACATGCCTTCTTGTACTGTCCCTGCTCTGTCAGAGCGGTAAGCAGCTTGTCCAGGTCGTCGTCCTCCCACACAGTCTTCTTTCTGACCTCCTGCATGGCCGGGTTCTCGATCTTTCGGATAGATGGCCTGAAATCCTTAAACTCCTCTTCGTCGTCAAGAATATTGGCAATATAGTTGCTCATGGAAGATACGGCGGACTTAATCCTCCGCACACGAGCTGGAGAGTTGCCGTTCGTATTGATAAGCCAGTTTTGGAACGAAGCCCAGTCACGCTTGCTGATTTTGATAAAATCCTTGTCACCGTTGAACTGATGGTTCCATGTCAGCATGATGTCAAGGTCATTGTCGTACCCATCTATCGTTTTTGGGCTCCGTTGAACAGACCTCAGATAGTCGAGGAAATCCTGCTTCAGCCTCATATTTCCCTTGTTGATTTGACTCAAAAGCTCGTGGCTCGTGATGTCATTCTGTCTCGTTTTTCTTGGCATGACTGCCACCTCGCTTTCTTCTTTTATTTTTTTGGCTCCTACTGTAAGAGTTGAACTTACACCTTCGCGATTAACAGTCGCGCGCTCTGCCAATTAAGCTAAATAGGAATGTTGAGCCGCCCCGGTATTTCACAGGGCGGCGTGCGTTTGGCTTATTTGTCGCACCGGATATGATACTCAGCGTCCACACCGACGCCATCCTTTGCAATCAAAAGAAGCTGCTCCGGCGTTGAATAAAGCCGCTTGTTGTTTGCGTACTCGTCCGAGCCGCATAGTGCGCCGCAGATCACGGCGCTTACGCCGAGCTCCTCAAAACTCTCTCTGTGGTGCTTGTCCGCCAAAAGAATGTAGTCGATGTTCACGCCGTACTTCTTCTGGAACAAAACGGTCAGCAGACGGGGAGAGGACTTGACCGAGTCAAGGTCTCCATGGCTGGCGCAGAACCCACACCCGCACACGTTAAACACCATGAACTCGTTTTCAAACTCAGTCACAACTTCAACGTTCTCGGTGTCGCTCAGCCTCTGGCGCAGCCACCACGGAATAATACGCTCCATGTTATCCCGATGGATGTTGTCGTCCTTCTTCTGGACTGTCCTCCCATGGTTGCCGTATGTCATATACACCTTTGTCTCGCTGACATACCCGCTCATGTGCTCGATTGCCTGTGCAAGGATCTCTGACACGTTCATCAGCTGTTCACAGACCAGCTCTTCAGCAGCGACCCTCGCGCTTGTGTGGATCGCGCCATGCACCAGGTCGCCCAGAACAACGATGTGCAGCGTGTCGCACTGGTGGAGCCGGATACGCTCGATGGTACTATTGACCACCTTCTGTACCCGCTCTCTGCAAACAGCTGTATTATATGTATTGAAGGCATTGTCGGCGGTCATACCGTAATGCCAATCGCACAAGACGAGGATCGCCTCGTTCCCATGAACGGTAGGGAAGGGAACATAGTTCTCAAACTCAACTGTACCAATGGTATTCTTCAGTTCCTCCGCCGCCTTGACCAGCCGGTCTTCCAGGTGCTCTACCCGACCCGTGTTTGTCACCAGCTTGCTGTACTCACGGCGCTGATCGTAAAACCTCTGCCGCTCTTTTTGCAGGTCGAGTCGTTTCTCTTCAAGAGTTGCCAGAATATCCTTATCCTGTATACCGCTCTCAATATCGGATGTAAGCGCGTCCAGCGTATATCTGCTGCCGTATACCATCCGCCTCGCAACGTCAGACGCATATTCCTTCCCGTACAGTGCGTTGGCAAGTTCGGAATAGTCAACGTCCGAAAGAGTTTTGTCTACCAGCTTGCCGTAGACAAGCCGCCGGTGAAAGTCAACATTGCTCTCTCCTGGTTTTTGCGAAAGATCCACTCGATCACGCCCCCCTTTTTCGTGACGGCTCCTCGATCCCACGCATCTGACGAATCAGCTTCATTGCACCCGGAGCTTCCTCCATGTAGTACCTATGCCGCTTTGAGCACTGCTTCATCGTCCGCACGATGTGAACCCTTGGGAACTTCTCCCGAACCGCCTTTTTCTCTTCCTTTGAAATGGAAATCAAGTTTTATCATCCTTTTCTACAAAAATTTTTTGATTTTTTTTGAATACAATAAAAAAAGAAAAACGTATAATTGTATTCAAGTAAGAGACTGCATAACGCTCCCCGCTATCCATTGTGTGCCAATGGATAGCGGTGATTTCAGTTTTCAATCACTTTCAGTTTTGAGGTTATTTGCTTTGGCTGCCCTATGCCGCATGGTTGATTCCACCGTCTGTTTCAGATATATTTCAGCAGCGCAGTCCGGGCAATATTTCTGCGCGTTTCCACGCCTCTTGACCGTCAACCCGCACTGGACGCACTGCATATATGCCCCGCCGCAATACATCATGTACTGGTTGCCCAGATTGCGGAAGTCGCTGATGTGGAGTTTCACCGGGCTATTCGGCTTGATAAACCGCACCTGTGTGTTCAGGCTATCAACTTTCTTACTGAAGCGCAGCAGCCCAGCCTGTCTCAGGGTGTGGAACATATCGCTCTGCCGTTTGATAGAGGTTCCGATGTTGGCCATACGCATGATATCCTTGTCCGGCGTATTGACCCAGCTTCGGTTTCCGGGGTTGGCGGTGTTCCAATACTTTGCAATGCACAAAAGCGTAAAAGCCAGGCGCTGGGTAAGTGCCCCACTCAGCGAGGCGATGACCTCCAGCTCCGCCTCCGTGATATCAATACCGTCTATCTCGATCAGTGGATACTTGTTCACGTTCCGCACGATACTGTCCAGCAGATCCGACCACTTGACCAGAACGATGTGGGGGTCGCACTGGAGCATGAACTCCTCCAGCTTCTTTCGCACATCCGATTTTTTATACCCTTCCGCATGGTAGTAATACCTCGCCAGCTTGGAGAGCGTTTCCGCCGGTGTCTTACCAAGCTGCCTGGATGCGATGGCAGCCTCTACCCACTCACGTTCATTTAAGACGATGCCCATTCGTTTCCTCCGATCTCTTTCTCACAAAGCACGAAACGGTTTCCGCAGAACTCGATGTCCCCGTCCTGCGCCAGAACAGGGAAGTGGATCACCCCGCCCGTGTTTCGGAGCAGATTGTCTATGATCTCGTTGTGGCATATACTCCACACAAAGCGTTTGCTGGAGCTCCTCTTGTAGCATATATCGAGCATGATGTCGCACAGCGTGGTGGAGTTGGAGCATACCTGTCCACACGACTCCGAAAACTCATGCTTCATCATACTGATATGGGACAAGACCTCATCGGCGTCCACACGCTCTCTGGCGGCGTACACGGCGTAACTGTGAAGCCGCTTCGTGTAATCCTCATAGAGCCGCAGGATGGTGCTGTACTGGGTTTGGGTATACTCTGCACCGCTTTTCATGATGGTGTAGTCAAACCCCGTCGTGGAGTTGTGCTTACCCACATAGCCGTCAAACGCGGCCTCGAACCGTTTGCAGATGCGGTTGGTCACACAGTCGCCCACGCCCACAGGCATACACTTGGTGTAATAGTGGATGAACTCCGCCTGCTCGTCGTCCAACTTCATGTGGTCAAGCTCAAGCAGCTCGTCGATGGTCATCTGGAACTGCCGCTTGGCCTTCTTGTTGGTGTTCTTTATGTATGTGTTATACTGCTTCGCAAGGTCTGGGTAGATATACCGCATAAAGTACGGCTTCTTATCGGCCAAAATGGAAAGGTACAGCTTTCGCTTCTCCACGTCCTCAATGGCAAGTGCGTAATGCCTGTCGTGCCAAGAACGTGGCATCGGCTTGGCAATAATACCCTTGGCCTTATCGATGGCGTTCTGCTGAAAAAGTTGACCGCATTTGATGCGGTAGTCAAGCTCCTCATACTCTGGGCTCCCGGGCTTGAACTTTGACTGCACCTCAAACATCGCCGTGATTCGGTTGGTGATCTTCCCAATATCATCTCCGAAGCTGTTGATATTCGCCCGGATAGCGTCCTCCTCTGTAACGATCCGCTTCTTGGCCTTCCTCTGAACACACATCAAAGCGGGAAGGGGGCGGAGCTTGTTTACCAACACTTGGTTGTCTGTGAGCAGAACCAGGTCTCCGTCCTTGTCCATGCCATTCAGGGCGTGAGCCGCCATATCCCAAGAGTTGAAGACGGTGCAGGCCACCATGTTCCGGTACCAGTGTCTGGCCTCATCGCTGTCGTTCACCATGACCGCACGCACGTTGTTGTGACAGGTCATGGGAGCCCGGAAGCAGGCGAGACGCCGGGAGGCCGTATCGACCCAGTAGCCGTTATAGATCTCACCGGCCTTGAGGATGCCCGTAACCTCCATGCCAAAAATGCTTTGGCATAGGGAATAAGGGTCGCCGGATACGATGGAGTAGTTTCCGTGTACTTTAACCACCCCAACCTTCGCCTCGTTGATCCGCGTCTTGATAAGAGAGAACAGCTCGCTCTGCACAAACGGGTCGTCTATCATACGCTGGTCTATCATGATGGCTTTGGCGTAATCGTTGTCGATGCGGCACACATTGTTTTCATTCAGCCCTGCGCCCTTCAGAAACAGTATGGTCTTTCGCCAGTCGTCGCTAAGCACATCTCGGATCTCGTTCATCGTCGGGGCAATCAACCTGTCGATATCCTCGTCGCTCAAGTCATAGCTCTGGATGAACTGGTAATTGAGATTGCGCTCGGACTCCAAAGCCTTGGGGCAGACCTTGGCAACACCGAAGGAATATTTGTTCTCCATGCAATTCCGGACATACTCCTCGCAACTCGGATAACTGTCCCACAGCTTGACCATGGATGTGGTGAGGATCAACTCCACATCCCGGATATCTTTTTCATTTCCCCAAGCGTCCTTGACGATGTAGCTCTTGGCCACTTGTTCGGCGAACTCCAGAAAGTCGAAGCAGAAGACCATACCCTTCTCCCAGGCAAACCGGGTGTTCACGCCGCTGGGCCGGTAGTCGAGCCCAAGCTCCTTCGCCCACCTGTCCGCCAGAGAGGGGAGCATGATGCCGTACCCATCCGACTCATCAAGCTGGACAGGCACGCCCTTCCGCTCCTCCATGACCGGCTCGCCATCGCCCTCGTCATTCAAATAGACGATATCTGAGATAAACTCAGTCTCGCAATCCGGCACGACCAGAATACCGTGTGGCATGGAGACGGGGTTCGATGCGCTGCAAGTGAGCGCCTTGTATGCCTCCAACTTTGCAGCCACCAGCTCCATCTCCGGGTTCCGCCCGTTATCGATGCGGCGGCGAAGCTCCGCAGAATGCCGGTCACTGACAAAGACGATGGTGGAGTTCTTTACGCCGCCGTTCGTTCCCAGAAGCCGATGATACTTGACGCCGTTGATCTTGAACCCACGGCAGGCCCGGATATAATCCTTCTCTTTGTCCATGATGACGCACAAATAGTCCGGCTTGAACTGGAGGGCATCGAGCTGCTCGTAGAGCTTACGCAACTTACGTCTGTTTTGCAGACTGTTGCTTTCCTTGCGGACACGACGGATCTCTGCCTTCAGCTCTCTTGCTTGACTGTCTGCATCTTTGATGCCGTTCAGTTCATCCAACCAACGAAGCACCTGGCTATCGGCCAGGGAGATCAGCTCGTCGTTCCTTCGCGCCTCAGAGAGGGGGAGAGTGAGATTCCATTTCGCCTTCCGCAAACGGCTGCTGCGGATCTTGTAGATATACCTCTGACACGCTAACTGTTTTGCCATTGGCTCACCTCACTATTTAATTAACTTGATAGTGTGTCAAGACTCGAACTCTTCTATGTATTCAAACCATGCTTTGCGGAACGCAAAGCGCATCTCCTCGATAAACCGCTCGGTCTCCTCTTCACTTGAATCGTATGATAGTAGTATTTCCTTATCCTGCTCAAAGCCATCTGGAGCAGGGTAGCCATGTTTCTTTCTCACTTATGTATTACCTCCGTTGCTTGTTTGCTCGATCCACTCCAACAGGAGGGAGCGCATCCTCATGCTTGGTATGTATAGGTTGATCGGCTTGTTCTCACGAATGGCGCTTCTCCAGATAAACTGGAGCATTTCCGAAAGCGCGAACTTCTCCGGGTCGATCACGATATCCTTCTCGGCGAAGAACTTGGCGATGTTCGGGTCAACAAAGCGGTTGACCAGATAGGCGACGCAGTCGGCGTCCTTATATGCGTTTGTCGCCCTGGCATTCAGGGATAGGAAGCTGGAGGCGTATCGGTTCTTGGGGCCGTACATCCATTCCCGAGCATCCTTGAACGTTGTCCACAGCCGTCGGGCCGCAGAGCTCTTGGCCTTTCGCTCAAAAAAATTTCTCATATGTCCACGCAGGTTTTTTATGTCTTCGCTGTTGCGGCTTCTCTGCTTGAACCACGAAGCTGACAGAGCCGTTCTTCCATTGCCTACGGCGTTCATCCTGGCGTCAGCTCCATCGTCCATGCCAACGATGTGGATAAGCTCAGAGTAGTCTACATTGGGAGGAGCGTCCGGCTTGCCAGAGAAGAAATACCCCGCTTCATTCTGCTCCACGCCAATGATGTCGTACTCAAACCCGAAAAAGTCAAAGTAGGCTTTCTGGAGCTGCCCGTCAAACAGATAGGTCAGGATATAGATCTCGTCAAATACCTCAAACCTGTCCGGGCTCATGACCTCATACATCGTTTCACCGCAGTGGTACAGCGTTCCCGCATCCGCCATAGCCTTATATCCGTCAAACTTGCCTTCGTAGTCGGCCTCGTTCCAATGGACTCTTCCGGCATCGTCAACAGAGGCAAGGTTGGTCA